TTCAATATATGGCTTCAAAATGCCTGCAAATTTCACATCTGGCTGGCTCGGCAACGGAGAACGTGCTTGGCACGGAATGGGTGTCGTCACTGACGGAACACTCCCAGCGCGAGAAGCGTTTGAAACAGCAGACGCACTCTTTACTGTCGAGAAGCGAGAGCTTTTCTACAACACCTTCACTGCCGAAGAGCAGAATGATGGAACCTTTGCTTTTAAAGAGCAGGGTACAAAGCCCTCAGGTGCTTTCGGAGTTATCCGAACTGACACAGAACAACTGCTTGGTGTCGTCAGTAAGCAATACGAAATCGTCCAGAACGATTCGCTCCTTCGGATGGCAGAGTTCATCCGCGAAGAGGCGGACATGGACAGCGTCGTCGTACTTGCAGACGGGGCCAAAGTCTGCTTTACCGCCACACTCCGTGGTGCGGAGACGGACATCGTCCCTGGCGATACAGTGAAGCGTCGTCTGGTTGGGTACCTCGGACACGACGGTAAGACTGGCTGCGGTGCCAAGTTCACGAACATTCGCGTCGTCTGTCAAAACACACTGACTGCCGCACTCCGTGATAATGGTTCTCATTCCACTATTACACACAAAAACGGAGCCAACGGCAACTTTGACGCTCTTATCAGCAGCATTGACGTAGCTCGTCAGGACTTCGTCACTGAGTGCGACCTGATGCGGGAGTTCAGCCGTACTCATATGACTGTCTCTAGTTTCAATGAGTTCGTTGACGAGGTTTACAACGTTGAGGAAGGCAAGACCTTCCGCAAACGCGAAAAACTCGAACGTGCTTTCCGAATGGGCTTCGGTAATGAATATGCTCCATTTAGCCTCTGGACGGGCTTCAATGCCATTACAGAGGTAGAGACAAGCACACGTAACCAAACGTCTGCTGGAGCTCGTCGTCAGTTTGCTCGTGGCACATTTGGCCCCGGCTCTCAAATCAGCAAGAAAGCTTTTGCTATTGCTCGTGATTTAGTAGCCGCTTAAGTGTAATTAGCACGGGTCTCATTCATCTTTCTTTTAGAATGTCTCCCGTGCTTTATTCGCACACAAGTTGTTTATGTATAACCAATTATGTTATCTCAAGTATTTGGTGCTGTTAGCGCCGTTCTTTTGGCTGGTTCTTCAGCCGTCACCTCTGCTGGCACTATGCTCACCAGTTGGTACGGACCTGGTTTCCACGGAAATCTCACTGCGAACGGAGAAGTGTATGACCAAGAAGCTTACACAGCTGCCCACAAAACACTCCCCTTTGGGACAAAGCTACGTGTTTGCTACAAAGGTTGTGCCACCGTCCGTATTAACGATCGCGGTCCGTTCATTGGCAATCGTGAGCTTGATGTCTCTTACGGTGTTGCTAAGTCAATTGGACTTATCGAGCCGGGGGTAGCCGAGGTATCCGTTACATATCTTTCCAATAATTGGCCTCCACAAGTTATGTTTCCACGATATAGTTAAGACAAGTTGGGAGCAGCCAACTGCTCCTAACTGTAGTTACATAGGAGTACATATGTCACACACTATTCGCAACGAAAAGACAAAAGGCTGGCTCGACAAGCTTGCAACGCAACGAAAGACACGCAAAGTTTTACGAGAGCTCAAAGCAGATGAAGTCTTCCTCGATTGGGATGACAATATGATCCCCGCTGCTGAGATTTGAGTATTAACACTCACGTTTGTTAGCGATTACACACTTTACAATACTTTATGTAGGCGATTAGCCGAGTTACATACAGTCCACAACTCAAACATCGCACTCATAAATTAAATGCAAACCACTATTTCAACTAAGTCCCAGTCCAACTGGGATGTTTTTTGTGACTGGGTAACCAGCACAAACAATCGTCTGTACGTCGGCTGGTTCGGCGTACTGATGATCCCGACGCTGCTTGCTGCAGCTATCTGTTTTATCACCGCGTTCGTCGCGGCACCACCTGTAGATATCGATGGCATCCGAGAACCTGTCTCTGGCTCCCTTATGTGGGGCAACAACATCATCTCTGGAGCCGTGGTACCCAGCTCGAACGCAATTGGGTTACACCTGTACCCAGTGTGGGAAGCCGGTTCGCTGGACGAATGGCTTTATAACGGCGGCCCTTACCAGTTGGTCGTGTTTCACTTCCTCATTGGCATCTTCTGCTACATGGGTCGGGAGTGGGAACTCAGCTATCGACTGGGAATGAGGCCATGGATTTTCGTCGCTTACTCAGCACCTGTTGCTGCTGCTTCTGCTGTATTCCTGGTGTACCCATTTGGGCAGGGATCTTTCTCGGATGGTATGCCCCTTGGCATCTCGGGCACTTTCAACTTTATGTTGGTGTTCCAAGCAGAGCACAACATTCTTATGCACCCGTTCCATATGCTCGGCGTTGCTGGAGTGTTTGGCGGTGCGCTGTTCAGTGCTATGCACGGCAGCCTCGTTACCTCTTCGCTTATTCGTGAAACAACTGAAGAAGTTAGCCAAAACTATGGCTACAAATTCGGTCAAGAAGAAGAGACTTATAACATTGTTGCCGCTCACGGTTACTTCGGTCGTCTGATTTTCCAATATGCTTCTTTCAACAACAGCCGTAGCCTGCACTTCTTCCTCGCTGCGTGGCCGGTCCTTGGTATCTGGTTTACAAGCCTTGGTGTTTCTACTATGGCTTTTAACCTCAACGGTTTTAACTTCAATCAATCGATTGTTGAAAGCCAAGGTCACGTCGTCAATACTTGGGCTGACGTCTTGAACCGCGCCAACCTCGGTTTAGAGGTAATGCACGAGCGCAACGCTCACAACTTCCCCCTTGATCTTGCCGCTGCAGATACAACACCCGTTGCTTTGATTGCACCGTCTATCGGTTAAACTTTAGTTTCGGGATGGATCTAAGCTCTACATATGTAGGGCTTTTTTTATTGTCAAATTATGTCTGAGCGCATCTTTATCTACTGGATTATTTCGTTCCTTCTTTCAACTTTGATAGCATCATATGTAGTAATACAACCGCATAGGTTTATATTATGAAGAAGTTTTTATTGCTATTAGCACTAACTACTCTTGTAGGATGTATGCCTAAGCTTCCGGAAATTCCTGATATTCCGGAGCTGCCTGAGGTACCTGAGTTAGATGTGCCAGAAATCAAAGCACCTGAGATTAAGGAGATTGAAGTAATCCCTTTTGATCCATCCGTCCGAGCAATTGATGGTATTGACATTAGCTTGGGCGGTAAGATTTATGAGTGCATTGCAGGTAAGGTTGAGAACTCACCTGGACGTGTACGTCTGGAAATTTATTCATCCTTGTCTGGCATACGTGTCTTAGATGACACTGATATCAATATTTGGACAGGATTGGAGCCCTGCTAATGGAACTAACAACCAGTGAGTATCAGCTCATACGCAAAATTATCCTGTTTTACCAGAACAGACATATGTCTGCTAGGAACCCGCAGTGGTCTGACATTAATTCGATCCTTGATAAAATAACAAAAGGATTAACAAGCTAATGACTAATGCTAGAGGCTGTCATACCCATCAGTCTGGCGGCCGTTACTGGTATTGCTGCTTTGACTAACAGACTTTACAATCGCATCAATGAACTCGATAAGCGTGTAGATGCTGTCGAACTTCGTGTTGCCGAGCAGTATGTTAGTAAAGCTGACTTAGAAGGAATGCTTGACCGGGTCGAGGGTCATCTTATTCGCTTAGAAAACAAACTCGACAAACTCACGTATCGATAAATCTATCGTTACAATTAGTAATATTCAAAAAGATACAATGACAATTACCACTGAAGACCGTGGACGTCAAAACGTCTTCGCTAAAGAACCCCGTATGTACGCACAGGAGATTACCGTGACTCACAACGAAAAAGCCGAAATGCTTAACGGACGCTTCGCAATGCTCGGTGTTATTGCCGCGCTGGGCGCTTACGCATTGACAGGTCAAATTATCCCCGGCATCTGGTGATAATGGCTTCTGTCATTTTCTTACCTACAGCCATCGCATTCTTTGTCTTACTTGCTTATTCAGTAGAGAAAGTTTGTGATACTTATTGATTGATACAATCGTAGTGGATTAGTTTATACCTACGATGGCTGCAACTCCTATTAAACGTAAATCTGGCGGACGTCGCCGTGTACGTATGACTGCTGCTCAGAAGCAAGCACGGTCTGAACGCATGGCTAAACGGTCTGCTCGCTCTACGCGTCGTTCTGAACGCGCTGCTTCTAAAGGTAAAGCCGAACGCGCCGAACGTTTAAAAGCAAAGGCTGCTAAGCAAAAGGCACGGTCTGAGCGTATGGCGAAACGTGCTGAACAGATGGAGCGTCGTGGCTCTGAAGCATCTAAACGTCGTGGTCGAAAGTCATCATCCGATTCAAAGGACCGTGTGATGTATAGAGGAGGCTCTAAACGTTCTAACGATTACTACCTCGGTAAGCGTAAATCCCTTGGAGGGAAACCCAAAACGACCAGACGATCTCGTCCTACCAAAAAATCTTCTTTTGATCGTCCTAAGCGTTCACTCACTCAACGAAGGTCTGCTCCCGGCAGCCGTCCTTCACGCCGTACCCCGAAACGCACCATGCGCCGTGGAATGCGTCGTCGGATGCGTCGTTGATTGACCTAATTTCTTCGGAATTAGTATCAAATAACCCTTGCAATGCCGGCTACCGCCGGCTATATTATTGATGTGCCCGGCGATGGGCCTGAAGTTTATATCTCAAACACAATGGAAATATCTGGTCCTCAGCTTACGGAGCTGACTGAAGTCATTGAAGATACAATTGAGTACTTCTGTGACAAAGAACAAGTCTCTGGTGAGCTTACTTGGACTGTTGTTGAATGCCTAGCCACAGCAAAACTGGCTGAACTCAAAGGAGAGCTCTCTCCTGTATGAAAGACAAAACGGATAATGTAGCCGAGGGCTGCATGACCTTCATTCGTGCTCTGATTAATGATCATCACGCAGACCCATTAGCTGTTTATGAACGGCTGACATTACTGTGCTCTGCTGAAACAGCACGTATACGTAATCTAGATCCACTACGTAATCGATAAACCAATGCCGGCTACCGCCGGCTATGGGTTTTTGTGCCTTCGGGCAGTTCATTTACATTTCAATCTTATGACACTCGTTTCTACTGCCAATATCACTGCTGACACTGCTGCTCTCGTTGCTGAATGTGGCGGTAGTTCTTCCAATCAAGTTGATATTATGATTGGTATCGGTCTTGTCAAAGACAGTGAAGCTGTCTTCTTCCAGTACGTAGGTGAAGACGGTAACTCTCAAGCTCTTGTCCGTGACAACGGTAAGCCCGTCACTCGCATCGCTCCGGTGATGCTGACTGGCATTGGTGTTGCTGACGGCATTGGTGAGTTCAACGCTACCAAGCTCAACATCTTTGTCGAGACCCAGTCTGGTCGCACTGTGATGCTGACGTCTGGTCTTCAAACCATCTGGTCTCAGTGTGTCATCACTGGCTTGATGGGTCTTGCTGACAACGGCGCATTGTCTTCATTGATTGCTATCGACACTTGGAAAGGTACTTCCAAGATGAAGCCTTGCTTTGCTGCTATCCGCAACAACGGTGTCAAGCAGACGAGCAACGAAATCTACGAGATGCTCGCAGAAGCTCGCGGTAACCGCGACAAAGAAGCTCAAGAGCGCATTATGCGCGACTGTGTCTCTGCCATCTCTGAAATCCTCACAGGCGTACCAGCAGTCGTTGCTGATGTGACCGAGGTTGACGCTCAAGCTGCGGAGCTGTTCTGATTATGATGAATACTGAATACGACAAAGAGTTTTTCTTTGATATCGACGCTTACTTGATTGAAGCGTATCCAAAAATGAATATGGCCACACGCAGGTCTATCTGCTTTCTTGCCCTTCAAGAGCTTGACGAAGAAGGACTTGAAGAAGTAGTTGATGACGTTGTCGCTAACTACGCAATTGAACAAATTGGTTATCGCGACCCAGAGGAGAATGATGACGAAGATGAGTGACGTAGCTCAGCTACGCGCTACACGGCGGTACCTTACCGCCTTTCTTCTAAACATTCCTATACCAGCACAGGAGATGACAGTCGGCACGCTAATGACGCTGCTTGATGACTTCTGTGAACACCCAACTAAATACAAAGAGATTATCAATGACCGACAAAATTCTTGACTGGGATGCAATCGATGTCGTATGCCTGTGTCACGCAGGAATGGCCCAAGATTCACCAAACCCTCCTGAGTTTTATCTCAACCAAATACTCAACCTTATGTTTGGTTACCTTACTGCTGAACAACGACGAGAGGTTGACGAATACCTTGCTGAGAAGAAGTATCTGCCACCAGTTAATATTGAAATCGCAAAATGATTAAGTACGATGCGGTGTATGTAGATAAAGAAGGAGATATGCAGGACTTTGTAGTTGATGCTAATTCAGTAACTGAAGCAATCAATCAAGTCCTGTATTTCTGCCCTGACGCAAGACGAGTTATACGTTGCGTACCTAAACCTATGTTCGATAACGAAGGTGATACTTGAATACATAAAAGCTTTTTTCTTCACAGTCATTGTGAATTGTATGCATCCATCTAACTGGCAGAACTGCTGGTCTGATACTCAGTGGTTGCAATTAGGGGTACGTGATGCTTGTCAAGTCATTGTTGAGCCTCCGTACTCCAAAGAAAAAGAACTACTCAAACAAATGTCCAATGACCCCTGAACAGCGAGATCAACTACAAGATGATTATGTAAATCAAATAGTAGATGACATGGATTTAAAAACTCTTTGCGCTTTTGTATATGACAGTATTAGCTGCACGTTAGATGATTACTCAACTAATGAATTAATCGAAGAAGTCAACAACTACTATCCTCATCTTCTCAACAATGAAACACAATCAAACTGAAATGGAAGCAATCGCTGTGACTGCTCCAACGATGCGTACAGTCTTCAATCCTGTAACGCTTGAAGAGGACGAGCACCTTGGCTATGACGCCGAAGTGCAATACAAGCGCAAAGAAAATCAAGTGCGTTTGATTATGTGCTCTTCACTTGATCACGTACGTCAAGGTGAACCAGTGATGATTTCTTATCACTCTGGTATGCGTTGTTACCAACATAGTCGCCACGTTTCTGTATCAAGTTGCGACAATTGTATTGGTGGTTTTTATTACACTGATGGTACGGAAGCATGAGCTTAAACAAAGAAGAACTTACCGCTTTACTCCGTCTGATTGATGCCAGTCAGACTAATTACACAATCGTCTCAAACAAAACTGAATATCAGAAGCTGACACTAAAGCTTCGAGATCAACTGCATAAATTGACTGCTTAATGATGAAACAGTATCACCTGTATGTCTTCACGCAAGAGGCTTGTCCTCCCTGCATTCGCCTTAAAAACCATGTCAGTAACGTACTTACCGATAACGAGAGGGCAGAGCTTGACTTCGTACCTCTTAAAACACCCTCTGGCCAGCGTACGGCGCTTGCGGAGGAGCTTTCTGTGGAACTATCACCGACATTGGTCGTCGTCCACGAAACAGTTGCTTGCCAAATTGACGACCAAGGTATCGAAATTTGCGACCTCGAAGAAGAAAGCGTAGAACGCTTTGTGGGTGCTAATAATATTATCGAGCACCTTGACGCAACACTTGACGCATACACATACGCACATCCAGAATGAGTAAAAAGGCCAACGTAATCGAAGCAAAAGGGATAATTTACAAAGAAAGTGGCAACGGATATTTCAATGTTGAGCTAGAGCAACCTGAAGGACATCAATGTTTATGCCGTGCTTCAGGTAAGCTCATCACTCGCAAAATTCAACTGCTTGTAGGAGATAAAGTTACTGTTGAACTTTCTCCGTATGACCTAGATAGAGGTCGAATTATCCTTCGCGATAAGTGAACAAAACACTAAACTGGTATAACTGCATAAGTTTAAACATGACATTAGGAGAACAAGCAAAGGTTTTCCGAGAGACCTTTCAACAAAAATGTCTCGACAATATTTCACGTTATGGCATTATCGATAAAGACCTTTGGGAGATGCAGCTAAGGCTCATCACTGAAGAATACAACGAAGTAATGCTTGCTGCTGATGAACTTTACGCCGATCCTGAAAATCACGATAGGCGCATTGATTTCGTCAAAGAGTTAACTGACCTAGTATTCGTTTGCTTTCAAAAAGCAGCCTCATTAAATATTGACTTAGATAGAGCTATGGAGCTCACATTCCAATCAAATATGAGTAAGCTAGATGATGACGGCAATCCCATCTTTCGCGCAGATGGCAAAGTCTTGAAAGGTCCAAATTATGTAGAACCTGACCTTACATACTGCGCTCCTATGCCCAATCTGCATTACGATACTCATGGAAAATAATCAAGTTATTGCACGTACTGGTCGTGTTCAATCCTGGATTGACGACCCTACGTCACGTTTACCGGTGAGCTGCACCGTGTTTGTTGTTGAAGATAGTATGGAGGGTTCTAATGGAATTGAAGCATCATGGCGATTTGTTAGCCACGCTCTACGATATGGAGCTGGCGTTGCAGTCCATCTCAGTAAACTCAGAGCCGCAGGAACTGACAACGGCAAAGGACTCGTTGCGTCGGGGCCTGTTTCGTTTGGCAAAATCTATAGCTGTCTTAACGAGCAACTCCGACGAGGCGGCGTCTACAAGAATGGAGCAGTTGTGCTCCACCTGGATGTTTCCCACCCAGACATCCTTGAGTTCGTTAACACCCCTCGACATGAACTCCCCTGGGCAAAGCGTTGCATCAACGTCAACCAAGAGCTCTGGAACGCAACAGACGACACCGTAAAAGATGCCATCCTTAAAGGTATCTCTCGTGGTGATATCTGGCTAACAAAAATTAGGTACGACCAATACGGCCAGCGTATCTACGGCAATGTCTGCTTAGAAGTTTTCTTACGGAGTCGCGGCACTTGTTTGCTAGAGCATATCAACGTGGGTGCCTGCCGCCCCGAGGATTTGCTTGGCGCATTTACCGCTGGTATGACTGAATTGATTGAGCTCCACGCTAAAACTGGTGTTGAAGGCACAGGTGAATATCTAACTCAAGAGGAAGATCGCCAAGTTGGTTTAGGTATTCTCGGTTTAGCTAATCTCCTTGCGCTGGAAGGGGTTACGTATGCTGAGTTTGGTGAAGCATTAAACCAGCATTTGTACGAAGAGACCGATACAATCGTGACTCCCGAGGCTCGTAAAATTGTAAAAGCACTTCAACAAGGAATTGACGCAGCAGCAAAGATTGCACGTTCAGCCAATATGGACCGAGCATTTGCAATTGCTCCTACTGCCTCTTGCTCCTATCGTTATACAGACCGAGCAGGCTATACAACTGCCCCCGAATTGGCACCACCCATCGGGCGCACTGTTGATAGGGACAGCTCTACCTTTGGTGTCGAGACCTTCGACTACGGTGAAGTTGAAACAGCTGAGCAAGTTGGCTGGGACAGTTACACCAGAGTTGTTGATGGCATCTGTGAGATGCTGCATCGCACTCAATTATTCCACGGCTATAGTTTTAATTCTTGGAGTGACGTTGTTCAATATGATGATGAGTTCGTAGCTCGTTGGCTGCGTTCACCTCAAACATCTTTGTATTACTCACTTCAAGTAATGCAAAACACTCAAGCCAAGGATGACGCTTTAGCTGCATTGGACGGCGACTTCGGAACTATGTTTGGTTTTGATGATATCGCTGACGATGGAGATACTGAACCCATCAATATGTTCAATGACCCAGCAGCCTGCGTTGGTTGCGCTGAGTAAACCCAATTATTTATACCAATGAAAGCAGAAACTCCTTACATCCACCTTCACCAGCGCAAGCGTACCTGGACACCTGTCGAGGTTACCGCTGGCACACTGTTGGATGGTGGCGAAGAAGTCATTCAACGGGCACTTGCCTTACGTTGTCTTGAAATTCCTGTAGGTGATTTCATTGCAGACGCTATGAAAGGTGACCTGCCTGACATCAAAGGTTGCAAGGAGCTTCTTGCTAGTAATGTAATTGATGAAGAGAACCACGATATTGCACTAAATTATGCTGCTAAAGCACATCAAATCCCCGTTCGGTTTGAGAAAGAAGCTGAGCGAATTAAGAACGCATGGCTTGAACTTGATCGGCACCCTGTCCTCAAGGCTGTGGTCCTTGAAAGATCCGTGTTTTTCGTGCTCTTGCCGATCTTCCGCTTTCTTGGAGACACTGGACTGCGCACCACGAGTGCCGATATCAGCCGAGACGAACAAACTCACGTCGCAGCTAACACGCTTGTCTGTGAAGAGCTCGGACTTAAGTCTGACAAAGAGCTCAATAAGCTTAGGCGAGCTACGGTTGCTTGGGTGCTTCAATCCCTCAAAGGGGAGAATACTCAAAAGCATCTCTCGTCAAACTTCTGGATGGCAAGTTCAGATAGCTTGTACACCCGAGGCAAGGCAGAGGGGCTTATGAGCACCCGCGCTTCTCGTATGCCTGCTTTCTTTGAAACTAATAACGTTAACCTTCCGCAGTACGCTTAATGCCGACAAGTAAAATTCAAGTTGTTGAAAAAGGTATCTGTCCAGATACCTTTGACGACACTCAATTACCTACTGACGTTCATATTATTACTTTTACCAAGGATGGTGAGCGTCAGTTCGATGCCGTACGCGCTTATTCAATGGTTGATATCTTTGATGAGTACTACGACAAGTTAGGGAAAGATAATCCTATTCACTCGATTAAGTCCGGTTACGGACGCATTAAACCGAAGTTATATGGCAAAATCAAAGCGAATGAAGAAGAGTGATTATCAAGATCGCCTCTTACGCATTATTCAGGCTAAAGTTGATTTGCTCACTATTGAGCAACTAAAGACTTTGATAAACAAAAATAAATGAATACAGCGAAATTAATCTGGATTACACCTGACGCTGAAAAATTAATAGGTAAGATCGCCCGAGTTTCTAATCCCGCAAACGAAGACAACCCTAACGTTGAAAAACTCCTCAAATACCTCATCAAGCACAAGCACTGGTCTCCCTTTGAGATGGCAAGTATGTGCGTCGAGATTACAACTACAAGAGCTATTAGCCCGCAAATACTCCGACACAGGAGTTTCTCCTTTCAAGAGTTCAGTCAGCGCTATGCCGTCGCCACTGAAACATCATTGCCGCATCTCCGCACGCAAGACACTAAGAACAGGCAGAACTCAATTGATGACCTAGATACTTGGTCTCAGACGCTGCTTACCAACAAAATCGAGCAGCACTTCAATTCTGCTATGGATCTATACAACACAATGCTTGACCGTGGTGTTGCTAAAGAGTGTGCCCGAGCAGTGTTACCATTGAATACTGTCACCAGATTGTATATGTCTGGTACATTACGCAGCTGGTTGCACTATGTAGACCTGCGTGGTGATAATGGTACTCAACGAGAGCATATGTCTATTGCCCGATCTATCGGTGATATTCTTGCTGATGAAGTACCAACTATTGCCCGCGCAATGTGGGATTAGCGGCTAATATAAAGGCTGAAAGATTTTCAGTCATAAATGAACTTTATAGCAGCAACTGTTGAACTCAAATCCTTTGTCGATGATACCGTCAGCGCTTTTGGGCTTGAGTATCGCGGTGCTAATGCTGTTGTGCCCGCTGGTAATAGCTCTGGAGAGGTCAAATTCCGTCTGCTGTGTTACAACCGCGAGGGTGCAAAGCTAACTGCATTCCAAGATTGGAAGCAAGGCACCCGTGCTCTCATCACTGGCAACATTGTTTTCAGTGATGATACAAGCCAACCGCTTGATTTGATTGTCACTACCATTGAACCCAACATTCCCCAGGATATGTACTGTAATCAAGTAGTACTGGGCAATGCGTTCTTTGGCAGTGATGAAATCAAGGAGCGTAAGAACGGTCAATTAGCAGTCAAGATTGGTTCGACACTCGATAACTCAAGCACAACAACTTGGCTATATCTTGAAACACATGAATCACGTAAAAAGAAACTTGACGAACGAATTCGTAAAGGACGTGCTATCTGCGTCCAAGGTTATCTCCGCGAATATCGCAAGGATGATAGTGACAGTCCCTATCGGGCCATTGTCGCTTCTGACTTCAGCACTCGTAAGGAAGAGAGAAACACTAAGGGCGGTAGTAAGACGAGAGGTAGCGCGTCAGGATATGCGGAAGTTGACCCGACTCCAGATTACTAAACCTCTGTTTTGTTATTACAGAACTAAAGGTCCATTTTGGTACGAGTTGCCGATTTATCAAGACTCATTAGTCATTCGAGGATCTAAAGTTAAACCTTTCTGATTCGAGCAGGGATGCTTGGCACTAACTCTTTCATATGTTCGTCATATCTGTAATTTGTAGGGGCACCTCTCTTTGCATCTTTGATTGACGGCCAATTACTAGTGTCAACAGCTATTAATTCGATTATTTCTACCGGTAAATTGCCTGCTAATCGCATAACTTAAATCCCACATTTATCCATAGTATTAATTATATTTGTAAGGTCTTAAATAATAAATATGACCTTACAAGTTTTACCTCCTGAGCTTCTCGGTGAAGGACAAAAAGATACTATTGAAAAAACTGAACCTCAACCTTATTGGAAACCTGGCACGCTTAAAGATGGAGAAAGCGAAGAGTTCCGATTGCTCGGCTGCTACGAAACTGGGCACGCCATTATGGGTTGGCAGTACGCATCCGAAGTACGTGATGCTAAGACTGGTGAGCTGCGTTTCAATGGCTACGTTGTTACTCGTTCTCATCCTGGACAACCCGAGGACCTTGCGCGAGAAACAGATTGGACCACTCCCGACCGACGTAAAATCGATGGGACCTATGTAAAGCCTCAGAAATTTCTTGCGTGGGTAGCTACCAGTGCTGCCCGTGGTCGTCTGGAAGTTTTATTTATTACGCAGAAAGGATTGCGTGAACAGCTTACAGAAATTCTTCAAGAAATTGAAGACTATACCTGGACGCCTGAAGGACTTGCCAACTTCTCAATTAAGATTACACGCAAAGGCTCTGGCTTAGAGACTTCCTACAGCATTCTGCCTAAGGTACGTAAAGTACCTGCCAAGATTATCGATCAATGGAAGACTGAAAAGGAAACCATTTGGCTACCTAATTTCTTTGAAGGCAAAGATCCCTTTGATGGTAAGCAAACGGATGCCAAAGGGTTGCCTGCTGGTGGCGTCGATAAGCGTGGAGCAACTGTACTACCACAAGGAGAGACAAAATCTGATGACGAAGAAACTGAGTTCTAAAGATTTTCCATTCAGTCATTACGTGGATAACGAAAATAAAGTTGTCTACGTTAATGTCAGAAGCTTTATGGGTTCAATGGGAGCCCATGTAAAAGGCAAACAGATCTGGCCTGACTATGAAGTCGTAAACGTATCTGATGAAACACTACAAGACAAACTAAACAATGCTTGAACTTTCTGTATCTAAAAACGAATGCGGTCTGCACGAAGCAACCGCAACACTGACCATTCCTGCCATCACTGTTACCCGCGCTAAGGCTGACCGTGATGACTTGGAATACGAACTCCGCCGTGCCTTCGAAGAAATTGTTGGCGAAATTGCAACCAAACAACTCAAGGATGAATTCTGATGTCTGCTCCTAATATTCAAAACCTGCCGCCTGAGCTTCAAGCTCGCATCAATGACATTGTGTCTGGTGCTCAGCAGCAAGCACAAGCCCCCACGACTGAACGGCCACCCACACCACCGCCAGTTCGCCCGCCTTCACTGATGGATCACGTCATTGCGCTGCGTCAAGAAGTAGCAATGCTGTCCCAACAAGTGCAGGCTTCTGCTCAAGTTACTGAAGCAGTAGGTCAAGCTGTGGGTCAGATGTATGCCATGTTTCAACCGTCAGCCGGGCAGTCTGCTCAAGGCTCGTCGTATAGCGAAAATTTTCAACAGTCGGTAGACGAATCAGATTACTGATATGACAGAACAATCAATGCCCTTCCGGATTCAAACCCCGGCGGGGCACCGCAAGTACCTGTGCTCAGGTATGTATCTGCCTTCGGTGACAACAGTGTTGTCCGCAACCGAAAGCGCTAAGTCCAAAGCAGGTCTTAAGACGTGGCAGAAAAATAATCCTGGTGCTCTAGAAGAAGCAAGTAAGCGAGGTTCTGCCATCCACCTCGGATGTGAGAACTATTTACGTGGGCTAGATCCTAATGTGCCTGCTGAATACCAAGAATTTTGGAATGGTATAACTCAATATCTTGACTGGTTTGATATACTTCATTGGTCGGAGCGCCCTCTGCGTCCCGACTGGTATCACTTGAGATCTGATGATAAGGAAGTAGCTTTTGTTTGGAGTACTGAACATAAGTATGCTGGCTGTCCTGACTTGATTGGAGAAATCGGTGGCGTTAAAGTCATCGCCGACTTCAAGACAAGTAACGCACCATATATGAATACTTTCCCCGAACGAGGGGATCGTGTTGGTTTTGGCGGCTTCCGTAAATATCAGAAGTGTGCTCAACAGATGGCTGCCTATCGGCTTGCTCTCGAAGAACGCACGGGTTTTAAGTGTGATGTTGCTTTGATTATTGTTACCACTCCGGAAACAACTCAAGGCATCTTCATTGATGGCGACCAGATGGATTTATATGAATCCAGGTTCCTCAAACGCGCAAAACAATTTCACGATATGGATGATAATGAAACTCCGGATAGCAGTAAACAAGAACTGCCTGAACAAAGCGAACCCTCGGGAGACAGCTAGTGGTTGGCTCAACATTAATGAAAGTCTTGAGTGGTTACAAGGCTGGGTATCTTCAGGGTATGGATGGTGCGCCACACATTTTGTTGACCGTTACCGTCGTGCTGACAATGCTCGCGGCAGTAATCTTATTGCTATTGATATCGATGGAGATACAACGTTAGCCCGTTTCTGGGCTACTGATACAGCGCGTAACTGGTGTATTGCTACTTACACGAGCTCTAGCCATTCAGAGCAAGAGCATCGCTTTAGGGCTATTTTCCCTCTATCTATGCAGCTGGGTTCAACTCAGCAGCATCGTGGTGCTTATTGGCTAGTTGTTGACCGTCTGCTTGCTGACCTTGGTCTTGAAAAACTGGAGGACAATAGCGGTCAAAAGCCTGAGCGACTGTGGTTTGGTAATACTAATGCTGAATGGCAAATCAATAATGAAGCAGAGCCAGTACCTGAGTTCTTGCTTAAGGATATTGACTACGAAGAGACAATCAACTTTGTTCACTCTGACGTCACTGATGTAGATGTAAAACGCTGTCAGTGGCTTCTGCGTGAGTTCCTACGCCCAACAGAAGACGGTGAGTACGACAGTTACTTCACACCGGTTATGGCAGCTTGTGCTGGCGTTGGTGAGGTCATCTTTGATGACTGGGTTGAGTGGGTTTTACGTGGTCATCACGGTCATAAAAATGAAAATATCCGACCATTTAAGTGGCGTGGTCTCGGTAACTATGCCGGTCACACTACACTGTATTCGCTTGCTAAGAAGCAAGACCCTGCTTGGACAAGTCAGTTGCCTTCTGACTTGAGGTTTGGTGCAGCCGGCACAGCTGTTGGCTACACAGAGTTCGACGCATTGCCGAACTTCGATGCTGTCCTAAATAATGTCCCACTAATGAATCAAGATAATGTCATTGAATTTGAACCTCTACCTGACACTCAGGTCGCGACAAAAAAGCGTGGTCGTCCTAAGAAATCATCGGATGACGCCGCTAAAGAAAGAGAAGAAGATGTACGCAAGGTTAAAGAAATCCTCTGCGACCTGCGTAAAAACCAGTTGACTGGTGCGATTGAATATACCGATGCAACTGGTAAAGCTGTCGAGTTACAAGGTAATGACCTTGACTTGATGACTACCAAGCTCAGTTGTGAGCACGGTGTTTTCATTCCTGAGATGCGTGTTAAGTCTGCCGTTCAGTACGCAGCAGGTCGTAACTCCTACTGTCCTATCCGTAGCTACTTAGATAAGTGCTCTGAGAATGCTACTCCTCACCCTGAGTGGGGACGTGTTGGAGAAATTTTTCTAGGTAACCGCAACTCACTTGCAACACTCGCGATGCAGCGAATGATGATTGGTGCAGTCGCTCGTGCTTACAACCCTGGCTGCTCTATGAGCTGGTTGCCGATTCTTGTCGGCGCTCAAGGTGTAGGTAAGTCGATGTTCTCTCGCAGCCTGGTACCCGACAAGCTGTTCTCTGAGGTGACTACACCTCTTGAGACGTTGATGAAAGAGCAGTATCGACTACACGTCGCTTGGTTGCTTGAGCTGCCTGAGATCGATCACTTCTTCAATACACGGAATATCGAGAACTTCAAGAACTTGATTACTACCCGTTGTGATGAAGTGCGTCGTCCTTATGCCAGTCTGCCTGAGCGTCTTACCCGTCGTTTCGTGATGATTGGGACGACAAACCGTAACCAATTTTTGGTTGATAGTACAGGTAACCGACGTTTTGTTCCGCTTGAAATCGGCGCTGGCTTCCTTATTCCTTGGAAGCAGTTAGCTGAAGAGCGTGACATGTTGTGGGCTGCTGCCGTGCAGGCTTACCGAAATGGTGAGCCATACGAGTTCAATAGTGGTGAGATTGCGCAGATTGCTGATTACATTCAAGAGTTTGGAGACCCCGATCCTTGGATGGAAAAGATTAGTAATTTTGTTTCTACCAAAGAAGAAGTTACTGCGTCTGAAGTTCTTACCGAAGCGCTTGACCTTGACCCTCGTCAGCAAGCACGAAGAGAAGCACGAAGAGTTGCCGATTGTCTGCAGACTTTAAACTGGCGTCGTCGGGTTACTACACGCAAAGATAAGATTACCGGTAAATCTAAGTCTGTTCGTATCTGGGCTCGACCTAAAGATGACCCGCTGCCAGAAGACCACATCTTAAAGGACTTCTGATTACACTTAACTCATAGTAGAAAACTATAACTATTAATATGAAATCATCTGACATTCAGATTGGGCAGCGCGTGCAAGTTCTGCCTAATCAGTTGACTGCTTTGGTCGTAGGTCGACCTGAGTACTACACACCACGAGCCAAGCTTGTGCGTATTAAGTACGAAAACAGCACTCGCTATGAATACATGATTAACCATCAGCTTGAGGCACTGCCTACTGAAGAGCAGTACCCAGCACTCGGTGGTTCTTATGTGAAACCTGAAGGAGATTTTTAATGGCTGAAGCTAAGCCCAGTAAAAAGCGTGGCGGTCACGCATACGGTAGACGTAATCTGCAGTTGTCTAATACTGCAGAACAGGGTGAACTCTGTTTGTATACAGGCCATTCACTAGGCCGTTTCTCGTCCCACTCGATGAGATACGACAGCCACCAAGCTTGTACTCGGTGTGTAGCTGCTGCCCGTGAAGGTCGTATGTCATTTGACATTGACCGATTAATGAAGAAGAATCGTATCAAAGCACTCAAGTTCTGGAGCCAAGTTGATATTGGCGCACCAGACGAGTGTTGGAATTGGAACGGATGCATCAACCCTAGAACTAAACAACCTCAATTTGCTTGGAGGCGCAATGGGATTTCGACTTCCACTCAGCATCATCCCCAACGTGTTGCTATGTGGTTTACTTGGGGCGACCTTGGGTTTACCGGTGTTAAGACTACTTGCGGTAATAAGTATTGCTGTAATCCTTTTCATCTTATCCCGCAAAATATTGGGGTCTTTGTAGACCACGATAGTTATCTTGAAAGCTTTGAATTAGCTTGTCAAATACATACGCTCAAGCAGCAGGTTGCTGAGTACGTTGTTGAAGAAGCTATGAAAGAACAAGCTAAGATTGACGAAAGCATTGAAATCGATGCTCGTGAAGACTTACTTCTTAATCCTGATACTGACTTTGGTGAGCGGTTTGAAGCTGTAATGACTGACCTATTAAAGGGTAGGCATACAACTCAGATCTCACCTGAAGATCCAGGTCTGTACCGTGAACCAATTGACCACGGAGAAGATGACAATGAGCCCACGAAAGATTTTTAAATTACTTATCCTTATTAAGAAGTCATTTAGTTATGTCACGACGCACAGATTTATTGCAGCAATTAATCCGTTCCGACAAGTTCGGAGAGGAGAAAGACAACGAACAGAAGTTCTTGGTTGCAACAGCAGAGCTTATCCTTACCGACTTGATCGGTGTAGCGATGAACGGTGTCCAGCGCCACGGCGCAGGGTCGTTAATCATCAACCTACAGAACGACTCATCTACCTTCATGAGCGGGCACGATATCGAGAAAGACATCGTCGTCGCAGAGCGAGAAGAAGATAGTGAAGTGGTTGAGTTCCTGCGTAAATTGATCGCTGAAGTTGATGAGAATGACTGGTCAAAAAACGTATTAATTACATTGATTAGTGATGCTGGAACAAGAACATTTACTGTCGAAGCAGGTGGGAGCCAAGAAAGCCTCCGAGCGATCGCAGCAGAATTTAGCGGATAAACTTAAAGCTCAAGGTCTGAAGCTGCCGCTGTATCCAACACCTCAAATCATTGAGCGTGCTAGGCAGGTGATGGGAAGTATTGATTTCGATCCAACTTCTGATCCAGTACAGCAAGTACTTGTGGATGCGACTACTGTCCCCTCTATTGAAGTTAATCCACTGCAAGAACATTGGCACGGTAATGTTTTTGTATCACCTAAAGGGGCTGTAAGGAATAATCGTATTTGGTTTAACAAGACTATTTCTGAGTATCGCAATAACTACATTGATAGCTTCATCTTTTTTACCAGTGCTTCTGAGCTATTAAGAGCAGCACCTGCTATTTTTGATTACCCATTCTGCATTCCATTCAAACGTGTGAAACAGCTGCGTGCTACATCAAATGGCTTTGAGCCAGTAGCACCTTCAACGTGGAACATTATTGTCTACGGTCCACCTTTAGATCAGGCAATGCAGAATATCGACAAAGTTACGTTGTTCTATAACACCTTCCGTGATATTGGACGTATGTGCTTTAACGAGTTTGCAGGTGATAACTGGGCAAAAGACCTTGAGTACTATCAAGACAACAAGGGTGCGGTCTAATGTCCAAGCACCTCGCATCAGAACATCTGTATAACCTGCCGTCAGGTTCTAGCGTCCATCCTTGCAGGTTGATACAGAGAGATGGCTCACTTATGTGGAAGCACGCCTTGCTACAGCACAATCAGCTTGTCTGCTTACCGCAAACTAAAGCACACGAAGCACATATTGTGAAGACTGCCCAACGAATTGAAGAGCTTAATAGCTGGGTTTCTCAAGGACTTGAACCTTGGGAATGTCTTATGCCTTACCTTTGGTACGATCCACGCGAGCCTGAACTTAGCGAGGGAATATCTTTGTACTTTTATCACACACTTTACAGTAACGAGCGCGTCTATCAACAACTAAAAAAGCACCTCATGGATCACGAGGCGCTTGAGATTAGAGATTACTTCTTGTTCTTTAGACGTTGCTGATTACCACTCAGTTCCTTTGAATTCCTCTTCCAGCTTGTCTACCAGGCGGCTGAGGTACCACTGTGCTTTCTTTGCGTCCTCTGCAGGGTCATCTTTATACCAAAGACGCAGCAAATATTTAAGCACTTGTGCTTGCAGCATTCCTGTAGTAATACTGTTAGCACCTTGAATGGCGTCTTCAATTACTTCGATAGCTTCGACCTTACCATTTGTGTAATGGCTGGGACTGTTGACCCTATCAGAGCGAATAGGTGCATTGAATTGGAGAACATCACATTCAAACTTCTTGTCTGCGAGTTCGTCCTTACGCATTTGATCGAGTTCTTTTCTAAACTTTTCGTAGTCCATATGTAGTCGCATCTATCGGCTTCACTACTTAATATAGGAAAGAAAATATCAATATGTGAGATGCCGATTGTAGAAGGAGACCCAACTTACCTTGCAAATAAAGACAACTACTTTATGGATATTGCTAAGCAAGTCTGTAAAGGCTCAACTCATCCGTTAGCACCAGGTGGTTGCGTTGTAGTACGTGACCGTGAAATTGTTGGCGATGGGCGCAGTATCCTCGCTCATTGCAAAGTTGAGATTGACTGTGTAACCTATGCCATAGCCACTGCTTCAAAGCGTGGTACACCGCTATCCGGTGCCGTTGTTTATACCACCCGTTACCCGTTCTCTGCTTCCGTCTTTCAGTTACACCTTATGGGTGTTCGAAAGATTTTTGTACTAGCTCACGAGTGGGAAGCTTATTACAAAGATGAGTTCCGACGAGCAGCAAGGCTAGCAAGAGAACTGTGTATATCTATTGAACCTATCCACGAAACTGAAGATGAACGTTTCACAACAAATACGCAAGCGCCAAGATATGACGACCGTGAAGAGCAGTTCCAAAACAAGGACCTCTACACGACAAACCCGGTTGAAACAGACAGTTTCGACATTGCAAAATATACAACAGCAGACGATGAAGCAAACTTTAATCTTTGACCTTGAGAGTACTGGATTGTTACGTCAAGGCTCGCGTATTCATTGTGTTGTCGCTCGTGACTTGAGTAATCCTGACGAAACGATTGTGTTTGATAATCGTGACGACCGTCCGATTGATGCCGGTATCGAACAACTTCGCCGTGCTAATGTACTAATCGGTCACAATATAGCTGGCTATGATATTCCTCTGATACGTGAAACATACGACTTTGACTTCGACGGAGAGGTGGTTGATACTCTTGTGCTCTCTCGTCTGTTTTACCCCCATATTCTTGACCGTGATTATGAAAGGCGTCCTACAGGAATGCCACAAAAGCTGTACGGACGACATAGCCTAGAAGCCTGGGGCTATCGCCTCAAGTGCTTTAAAGGTGACTACGGTAAGCACGAAGCTGCTTGGGATGTTTATACACCCGAGATGCTGAACTACTGCGAGCAAGACACCCTTGTAACCCTCAAAGTATATGAACTAATGATGCGGAGAATGAACGATTACCAATGACAACTATGGCTGAGATTACTTACACAATTTGGATTGGTGGCGACCATCCTTGGGGACGTTGCTACTTAGCTGAACTTCAGACAACGCCTTTGACAGGTGAGCTTGCTGAACTTGACAACGACACACTTGCCGACAAAGTTATTGATTGGGATGACCCACTCAAGCAAGAGTTGGAAGATGGGTGCGTTGGCTGGGGTGCATACACTGACCAGATGCTAGGTGTAGTTATTACTGGTGACGAGGAGAATACTATTTGTCTGCTCGACATTGAAGAAATGATGGATGAGGAGAAAGTTAACTACACTCACCACTTACCCTCCAACCAAAAAGGTAAGCACCTTGTCGGCTGCTTAACCGAGAAAGGAGGATATGGTGGTGAACTTACTCTTCCGGCTGATGAACCCTTTGACCCGTCAAAATTAAAGGTCGATGTTGTGTCGGTTGCTGATGAGATGTTCATCGTCAATGGCGCAACATACGGTGACATTGACATCTATATGGAAGGTGATACAGACGGAAAAGGTTCTGATTACTATGTTTTCGAGAATGATTGTTTAGAACGGATTTACTAATGCCTAAGAAAAATGACCCCCTCACTGTTGAGGAAATGACAGCAGCATCGGAAATTTTCTTTCCGTTGTTTAATGAAGTTAATAACCGTATGCCAAAAGGTGCTTCGACCGAGGATGCACTCAAGGTTATGGAAAGCGTTGCCAAACTAGGGCACAAACTCAGAGCAGAAAAACTGCTCGAAGAAAAATCAGAGACATTTGGATTTAACAAGAAAGAGGTAGCCGATGATTGATTGCGTAGAACTTGAGATGACAATGGCTCAGATTATGGCCACACAAGAGGCATCTGGGTTCCGCTTTGATAAAGACGCTGCTGAGCGTGTTCGCAACTCTCTTAACGAGGAGGTCGAGCAAATACAAACAACTATCAAGCAGCGCTATCGCTGGGTTCCAGGCAAAGTCTTTACACCCAAGCGTACAGATAAAAAGAATGGGTATGTCTCTGGCGCACCTATGACAAAGCTGACAGAGTTCAATCCAACTTCACGTCAGCACATTGCTTGGGCTCTACAGAACCACCGTGGTGCACGCTTTACCAAAGTTACTGACACAGGTAAACCTAAAGTTGATGAAGCCACGCTCTCTGAGATGCGTGACATTGCCCTACAGCAAGGCAACGAGCAGCTCCACGAAGAGTGCGAGATGTTTATCAAGCTGTTGACGCTACAGAAGCATCTAGGGCAGCTCTCTGAGGGGTCTAACTCGTGGTTTAACACCATTGAGGAGGACAACTGCATCCATCACAGTTGCACACTGGCTACACAGACTGGGCGTAACGCACACCGTGGCCCCAACCTCGGGCAAGTTGTATCTGCACCGTGGGCACGTGAGCTGTTTGTTCCGCATCCTGGAATGGTGATGGTGGGTGCTGACTTAGAAGGCTTAGAGCTCAGGGCGTTAGGTCATTACCTATCACCTTTTGATGAAGGCGAATTTGCTGATGTCGTTATTAACGGCGACATACACCAGCAAAACGCTGACCGTGTTGGATGCAGCAGGCGTGACGTAAAGACCATTACCTACGCCTTCATCTATGGAGCTGGAGACCAAAAGCTAGGTCACAGTCTTCACCCAGAGCTTAGCGACGCACAGAAGAAAAAGCTTGGTGGAGAGCTACGTCGCAAATTCCTTGATGCAATCCCAGGTTTGGAGCCATTAATTGAAGCAGTTAAACAAAAAGTACGCTCTCGCGGTCGCCTTCGGGGCCTTGATGGCCGTCCTATTTTCTGCCGCGCAGAGCACGCAGCACTCAACTATTTATTACAATCAGCTGGGGCAATCCTCAGCAAGCGTTGGGTGGTAATTAGTCAAGAATTAATTAATAATTCAGGACTTACATACAATATTGACTATACACGTTGTGCATATGTACATGACGAACAACAATTCAGCGTGGTCCCTACAGAGGCAGATCGAGTTGCAGAACTCTTGGTGCGAGCAGCACCTGATGCCGGTAACTATTACTCATTCAGAGTACCAATTACTGCTGCAGCCTCAATCGGACAAACCTGGGCAGAAACACACTAAAGCAGATGTCTGATTACACCTTTAACTTTGAAGTAGATGGGCACGCCTTACATTATCTTTGTAGGGCTATGG